TACACCTGACTTTACAGTAACTTTGTAGTGTCTATAAGGGTTGTAGCCATTTTAGGTGTAAAGTTTACAGTAAAACTGATTTTAAAAAAATTTTTTAATTTATTTTTTTTTTACCTACTGTAAAGTGACTTTACACTTTACACTTTACACCACTCTTTCTAAGTACTGATCATTAGCTATTCTCTCCTTAATTATCCTTAAATCTGTGGTGTTGTTGCAATTGATAACATCCTCAAAGATAGAGTACTTAGGTAGTTCAATTGGTGCTTCACCAGGATAGAGATAGTCCTTAATTGGTGCAATTATGTTATCATAAATCTTGTCACAATTTTGAAATTGATTGTCCACTTTTAGTCCATTGATGACAGTTGCATGGTGTTTGTCCATCAATCTACCAATCTCTGACAGATTCATTCCTATTTTTTGTAGCTCAGAATAAACATAAGCTCTTTTGTAGATTAAGTCTCTATCTCTACAACTGGTGGTCAGATCGTAAAGTTCAATCATGTATTTAATTTTATCTATCATGCTTTAAATTTTTCATTATAATACTCTTCAAATGCTGTACCTTCTGTGTATGCACATAGGTTAGGTCTATCGTCATGATATGCATCACTAAGTTGTTGTTTTTCAAGTGCTAAATAGTTGTGAAAGTGGGTAACAAATTCTCTACCTTCTTGAGAAAACATATTAAAAATTGATGGATATTTACTTTCTAAGTCACTGAATACCATTTGTAGTGCTGTTTTTTTCATGACAATTGTTTCTTAGAGTCAATATTCTTAAAAATGTCAGAGTCAGAGTCTATCCTTCCAGTAGCTTTGATAAAGTCTACCTCTAACTTAGCTGAGTTGATGATAACAGATCCAATGGAGCTAATAGCTTTGGCCTTGTCAACCTCTTCTTTTATCTGTTCATTTGTTAAAGACTCATCATTAAGTCTCTCTAGTGCTGCAAACATGTGGTCACGTAGATCACTGATTTTGTTTCTTGCCATTTATTTTCTTGTTTAGTTTACTTGTTAATTTAATTACTTGTTGTATTTCTTGAGGGAATCTTTGGATGCTATTCCTTTCCATATTTTCCTTCATTGATACCATTTCAAGATTAGAGATGTCACAATTTTTGGTGTTACCATCAATGAATCTGACTATACACTTCTTAGGTATTGGTCCATTGTGGTCAATCCAAACTTTGTTGTGGTAAAGAATCCACTTGCTATCTTTTATCTTGTAGTACAGATATACTCTACCACTTTGATCAGCATCTTTTCTCTCTACTATAGTTCCATCAGGCTTCCAGTTGTGAGGCCTATTACCTGGTTTGAACATTGTAGCTTTGACCTTCTCATAGACTTCTGTAGGCATTTCTTTACCTTTATTAAATGGTGTATGTCCAGGTGTAAATCTAAACTTTTTACCACCATTAATTAAATTCTGTCTACCTGATGAGTCTGACCTTTTAAACTCTAGTGTCTTCTTAAGGCCCATTGAGAAAGCTCTATTAGCTACTTGAGAATAAGTCAATCCTAAGTCATCAGCAATACCTTGAGTCCTTTCATGAGGGAATCTTTGTCTTATGATTTCATTAGGTGTCATAGCTCATTTTTAAATTCTGTTTCTAGCCACTGTCTAAATGCTCTCTGTATGTTTACTTGCTGAGATTGTGCCTCAAGCTCTGCATCATGGATGATGATGTTATCAACCTTTCTGACCTCATTGATAAACAAGTTAGCGTATCTCTTTGACTGGTGATAGATTTTAACATCTTCAATCAAGTCAGCCATCACTGGTAGTAGTGCCACTACTGCTAGTAGTTTTTGTTCTTGTGTCATGGCTTAATGTATCTTACAATTGTGTCAACATTAGCAATAGCCACTAACATCATAAAAATGAGAATTGCTACTATTATAATAGCATCATTTAGGAATTTCAATCTGTTGTCTAGTTTCATAGCTCTTCTACTTTATAACCATTATTAATATACCATTGTGGAGTCTCAGGTAGGTCATCAGGATACTTCTCATCTTGTAGGCATCCATTGTGATCAAGGTAGCAATACCACCAAAAACCACCTAACTCTTCTACTGTGTCTTCTAACCATACTCTGTGTGTTGCTTTCATAGTGCTTGTATTTCTTGTTTAACTTCTTGCCAGTATTCTATATTACCGTTGTAGTTTATATCCCATTGAAAATTATTAATCATTAAATTCAATATCTCATCAACTGCAATTAATGCACAGTACTTAGCTATCACAGTACATAGTATCTCTTCACCACATTCAGTATCACTGTTCATTAGCATTATCCTATAGGTATCTACTAACTCTTTTGCTTTATCTTTTGGTTTCATAGCTCCTCAATTTTTAAGATTAATTCTGGCCATCTGTCCACTAGTAGAATGGCATGTTGTTGATCGTATGCCTTCACTATCTTGAAGGACTTGTCTTTCAGTGTTACTCTGTATGTTTTCATTTTTAGCTCTTAGGTAGTTAATGTATAGTAATATGTTAAAGTGACCTCTCTTGGTCCAATAACTTTCAATATCAGCTAAGTTCATATTCTTCAATTTGTCCGTTGTTACATCCACACTCCTCTTCAGTGTAGTGAATTTCATTACCAAATGTGCAGTAGTGTACCTCTACAGTACCCTCTCCATTGCAGTCAGGGCAAATCATAGCTCACAAGTTGTTTTGATAATTGTGTACTTTTTGTGTTTGAATTTACTCAGGTTGTTTCTCTTGGTAGGAGCAGTCAAGTTGAATTCTTTTATCATCATGTTGTAAGTATTCCAAATTGATTTCCATCTTGTTGCTGGCTCAGAGTCTTTACCATATTGATCCATGACAAATAGGTACATGTCCCAGCTTTTTTTCTCTTCTTGAATGATGTGATTAATTAAATTTTGCATGTTACTTTGATTTAAGGGTTAAAATTTTGATAGTTGCTACTATGCTGTATAGTATCAATAAATAAACGATTTTTCCTTCCATGTGTTTGGTTTTTATGTTAATAATTATGTAGCAAAGTTAAGAACTATTTTCACTTATGCAAATTAATTAACATATTTTAACATTTGAATAGATAAAAAAAGGGATAAACTATCACTAGATCATCCCTCTTAGGTGTTATTGTAACCAAACAATATACATGCGTGACAAATATAACTATTTTTTTCTTCTGAGTAAGAATTTTATTAACTTTCCTACAAATCCTGATTGCTCATTCACATCAACATTTACCTCTCCATTGGTCACTTGTACATCTACCTTCTCAGTATCTATTTTAAGGCTCTTAGAGTCACTTTCTTTATTAAACTCTACGTCTACCTTTGGAGTGTCTACTTTAACCTCTGTAGTGCCATTTTTACGAGTAACTTTAACATCCACATTCTTAGTGTCAATGTTGATATTAATGTCTTTTTTCTTCTTGGGTGTTTTCATTTATGCTTCGTTATTACTTATTATTCCTTGACTTGATAAATTTACTACTCTCACATTAGCTGGTTGAGCTATTTTCCACGCTGTTCTTCTAGCTTGGTGTAATCTTGACTTAGCAATTCTCATCACATTTACCTGGTTGTTTTGGTTGCCACCTAGTACATGGTAGTGTGTTCTATCTTCACCAACATACAAGCCTACATGACCACCACCATCTCTCTTGAATGTCAATACATCACCTAACATAGGAGTGCTTTCTTTTGTGCCATACTTAACCCAGTTTAAAGCCCACAAAGGACCATCTACTACCTCAACACCAGCTTTGTGTGCACAATAAGCTACAAACAATCCACACCAGGGGATTTCATCATTAGTGTATGCCTTAAGTCCAAGCTCAATAGCCCAGGATAAAATGATAGGGTTGTGATTTTTACCTATAATCTCTCTAGTACCTATCAAACTGACAGCTTGCACTAGAATTCTTGGGCCAGTCTCTTGTTTTAACCAGTTATAATTCATAATAATTGATTACAATTATCCCTAATGTTATCCCACATGCAGCACCTAATAAAAATTCTATCATTTTTGCACTGTTAACTGTGATAGTGTAGCTCCAATTGTGCCAGCAGTTACTAAGTAGCCAGCCATCTCTACTACAATAGTAGGTAGTGTGAATGGTGAAGTCAATAAGACAGCTCCAATAGTACCAATAGTGATTGATAAGTTGCGGACTTTGATCCAAAAATTAGGTGTTTTGGCACACCATCTGTCTCTTAGTGTCATTTTACTAATTGTATTTCTATTAATTTCTTAACTGATTGAGTCAACTCACTGATGTGCTCAGCTAGATGCTTAATTTCAAGCTGTGTCATTTTTTCAATAGCATCACTTCTGTGCCTTGCCTCATTATCTACCAGGTCAATCTTACCTTTAAGATGACTAACATCAGCTATTATCTCTTTCTGCTCACTTACCACAGCTTTTATGTCACTATGTACATTCTTTAAAAAGTAACCTATCCCTGACAATAGGATAGTTATTATAGTAAATGCTATCTCATTAAATCCCATCACAAAATAAGTATTGAATTATTATAACCATTCTCTCTCATACCTCCACAATGGCACCCACTATGACATTGACCAATACAATCACAAGAACACTCATCTATCATTGGTCTAAGGTCAGTGTCTCTATTAGTCTTATCTGTGAAGCCAGGATAAAGGTCTTTATTAGCTATCAAGTATCTGATTAATCTTTGCTCATAAAATGATGCCTTCTGTGCATAGTGCTCCATTCCAAATGCTACCTCACTTCTGCTCACAGATGCTGAGAAGTCACCAAACTGTGTCTGCAGTCCTTTGTTTTTTAACTGATAAGTCAATCCAAAGATAGCATCCTCTGCACTTCTCCAAGCTATTACTGGCTGTATGAAGGTAACAAGTGTCTCCTCATCATTTGTAAGTGTCTGAGTATTGTAAGCTCCAAGCAAGTAATTATAGTATGTGGTCCCTAAGATAGGCATCACTCTAAGCTGTGCCTGAGTAGCTATGTATGGAGTAACATCAGTCACATCTACATTGGCTGTGATTGGTGTATTGACCTTAAGGTAAGTCTCTGTTATAAAATAGATCATAGTGTTGGTGTTTCAGTTGGCATTACGTCACCACCTTCTATAGGGGGTAAAGATGCAAGAGCTCTCACTTCATTTGGAGTCATTGCATTAAGTACTTTTGTAGCCACCAATGGTGATAGTGAGTTAATTGCATCAGCTGTTTTACTAGCATCACCTTCAATCTCAACAATAGTCTCATTGATAATTTGAAAGTTGTTGATAGTGTATTCACCTGGTATCTTAGCGATCTCTAAAAGCTCATTTATTATCTCTTCTACCTGGTATCTCAATGGCATTACTACATTTTTCTCAAAGATGACATAGGCTTGTTTGATGTCAGCACCCCCACCTAGTGAGCCAGTAGTTCTGACACCCATAAGGATAGGATCAATAGTGTGAGCAAAACAAATCTGTTCAGTATTCAATGCTGATGCTTCATGAAAGAGCTTGTCATTGCCATTAGTAGGTAGTGATTCAATCTTTGGCAATTGGTCCGCTGAGTTAGCAAAGAATGCTACAGCCTTACCAGCATTAGCTGCACCCTTAAGTCTATCAATAGTGTGTTTAATCATTGACTTCTCCTCTTCTGACTGTGGTCTCTTAGGGAACATCATAGCAAATGAAGGAAAGACACTATTTTGTATGTTACTTTTTGCGAAGTAGCTCAACTCACCACTAAGGAAAGCAAAGTTAAGAGCACTAGTATATTGTGGTAATGGATACCATTCTTGTCCTAGTGTCATAATCTCATAGACATACAACTGCTCTAGGTCTGAGTTAGTAGGATGATATTTTTTTATAGATGTTACGTCAATTCTAGCTGACCAATCATCACATAAAAAGTATGTAATTTTATCTCTAGCTATCCTAACTTTCTCAGGTGATACATTGTATATCTTGTACAGCTCTCTCTTAGCATTGTAGCACAGCTTGAAGTAAACTCTGTGATGTACTGTCAACTGCTGAGCTATTGCTCTCTCTACTTTGCCTAGTTTAATCTTTTTCTCAAATGTATATAGCTTTAACTTGTCCTCATTGGTCATTCCTTCACTCTTAAGAGTATATCCACCACCAACTACTGAGTTAGTTTTGAAGTCCACAATGGCACCATGTAAAGGTGATGTATAGTAGAGCTGATTAAGTAGCTCAGGGAACATGTTATCTTGACCAAATGGAATATAGCCAGCCACCTGGTATCTACCATTCACATAAGGTAGTGATAAGTTAGCGTCACCTACTCTACCAAATGGAGTAGAGAAAGACTGATAGCCTTCTACTACTTGTGTTGTTTGTGGCTTCTCGCCTATAAATCTACTATACCAAGCCATTAGTCATAAATTGAGTTAATAATTGCACCAGCTACTACCATTCTACCCTCTTCAATCATATTCAATCCAACTGGATTAAGTGTCGGTGTAGAGCTTTCATAGACCTTATATCTATACTGACCTTTAATAAAGTCAATATCTATAGGGTCCTCGATAGTAAATAGGTTAAATCTTGAGGGCCACAATGAAGTATCAACACCTTGCCAGTATATTGGGTTAGATGTTGTGTTAAACTCATCCTCAAACTCAAATAAATAGTAAGCATTTGATAGTGTTGTGACCTCAGTTAAGGTCAGCACAAAGCTATTGGTTGAGTCTTTCTCAAGATAAATCATACCTATATTGTATGATGTGAAAATTTTAATTAAAAAAAAAGCCTTACATTTCTGCAAGGCCTCTTTATCTATGGAGAAGAATAGATTATGGAGCTGGTGTTGTTAAAGTAGCTACTACAGACTCTTCAATTTGATAAGCTAAAAACTCATTCTCTGCAAGTAGAGTAATTGAATATTTACTACCATCTGCACGAGCTGTACCAGAGCCTTCACCAGTCGCAGTCAACTGCAAATATGGGAAAAACCAGTACAAGCCATTAGCATCTTGAACAATACCACTTAAGTACTGTTGACCTGAGCCTAACACCTTGATAGCACTAGACTTAACTGATTCACGTCTGTGAAACATCAAGTTAATAGTCTGAGTTACAAATGAAGAGCCATTGATTAAGTCAATGTTTGACTCTTCTGTGTAGCTTGAAGTGTTACGTCTGAACTCAAACTCAATAAATGGATCAGCTCCACCTACTAAGTCTAAGTTATCAATTAAATAGTCATCACCAGCATCAACTGTCAATGTAGTCATATCAACATTATCTTGTTGATTGACAAAGAATTTATAAATACCACCAGTGTTGTTATCACAACTCTTAAGGATGGTTTGAAGTGCATCACATGCCATGTCTTTTTATGTTTTAAAGGTTAAAAATAGGGGAGCACTTACTACTCCCCTTGTATTAATGTCTAGTCAAAACATACATTGTATACAACAATCTCTGCTGGGTTTGTGTAGTGGAAACCAGCTTTCAAGTTAGCACGAGTTCTTAAGTAAGGCTCAGCTACAG